CGATATGTTGTTTCTTGCATGATGGCGTACGCGCCTCCGGCTGCCATTACGAGGTCGTCGTGTTCTCCGTGGTCTGCGCCAGAGTTTCCGCGACGGTCGTATACGAATGTTTTAATTTCTTCAATCAAACGCTCGCAGCGGATTGTTTCCGGGTTGTCTCTGATTTGCATTTGGAGGGCGGTGAGCATTCGTGGTCGTGTGGACTGGCTTGTGATCCAACCAATCTTGTTGTCTAGGTCTGGGCGTGTGCTGTTCATGTGGCGGGGACGGTAGAGGTTGGAGTAGTTGAAGGTGGTGGTGAGCATGAGGAGTACGGCTTGTCCGACGCTGTTTCGTTCTACTGCGAGTAGTGCTTTGTTGTAGGTGTGGGCTAGGCGCGCTAGGTCTTCTGCGTACTGGTCTAGGGCTGGGCGTCCGTGGTAGGTGGCACAGATTTGTCCTGTTGCAGAGTCGATGAGGACTGCGGCGGAGAAGTCGGACCCGTCTCGTTCTTCTGCGGATGCCATGCGCGCGTTGAATGTTTCGTCGGTTACGCTGCCTGCTACGTCGGCAAAGAGGATGTAGTGTTTGTCTTTTTGTGGGGCTTGCCAGATTTTGATTGGTCCGATCTTGTCGTCGGCAAACGATACGGTGCCGCCGCGTACTGGTTGTCCAAAGAACATTCCTCGTTTCGTTGGTTCCTTGGCAACGAGTTTGTTAATGAATTGGAAGTATTGTCGTCCGGTGGTTTCTGCGAAGTCGCCTAGTACGCGAATCTTGTAGGCGGGCGAATCAATGCCCCACTGTGTTGCGGCGTCTGCTGCCCATTCTGGTGTGACGAGTGCGCGGGCAGCGTCGGGGTGTACTTCTTCTCCGGTGAAGTTGGGCGAGTCGAATGCGCTGATGTGTACGCGGTGCCAGCCGGAGTCTGGCTTGAATGCTCGGTAGAATGTTCCTGTTGTGCGTGTCGGGTTTCCGATTAGGAGGACGCGGGAGCCTTCGGCGGTAAGGAATCCTTCCGACGCTTCGTAGATTGCGTCGTCTACGCCGCTCGCTTCGTCTACTACGAGGAGCATTCGTGGTGCGTGGTGTCCTTGGAATCGTTCTGGCGTGTCGGTGGAGAGGCCGATGGCGAACCAGTCTGGTGCGATTTCAAGTTGCGTCTTGAAAAGTTTGCCAAAGTCGGGTTTGATGTTGCGGTGGCGTTGCGCGATTTCGCGCCACAACAATTGTTCTACCTGCGACCATGTCGGCGCAGTGGTGATTACACGACATGGTCCCTTTAACATGAACTCTAGGACTGCAACGGCGGCAACAGCGGTTTTGCCTGAGCCGTGGCAGGAGCGGACGACGGTGCGCTTATTGTCTCTGACGCTCTGGAGAACTTCCAACTGCTTCGACCACGGGTGAAAGTCTAGGAGGTTCTCGTAGACCCAGAGTGGGTCGGTGAGGATTTTGCTGCGTAGGTCAAACTGGTCTTGCGGTACGTCGTTGACGATCTTCTTAACTGTCTTGCCTTTGCGTCGCTTCGCTTGCGCGTCAACTTGGCGGGTCATCTGTGTCCTGTTCGTCGCCCGGATCGCGGTTAGTATCAAACGGCTCAATCATTATTAACTTCGACTGCTTCTGCTTCAACAAGTTTAGTCTCACGCTTCGCAAGGTCCTTCTCCTGAATACGCCCCAGCAAGTTCCAGTCAAACGCGCTCGCCTCCACCTTAATAGTATTCGCGCGCTCCTTAGCGTAACCAGAAGGGAAGAGTCGCTCTAAGACGTGAGCATGCATGCGCCAATCCCCATCGCCACGATCCATCACGTTACTAGCAAGGTTCGCCTGCAACGACGCGCGACGCTTCTGAAACTCTACCGCAAACTCGTCATCGCCCTCAAGGACGCGACGAGACAACGTATCTACCTTGATGCCGTGAGCCTGAGCGATAGTGAGCAGCGCAACGGGTTTGTTAGCCATCTCCAAGATCGACTGCTTATTGTCGTCAAAGAAATGCTTAGTCTCACTATCCGTCTTCTCAGGCAGGGTCAACTTCATCCTTCTTATCGTACTTAAGACTATACTGTGCATGCTTCGGAGAACGAACATGAGCAAACGCTTTCGACACTTCCTCAGCGTTATACATCGTAACCTCACCCGTCACAGTGTTCGTAACCTTCAAATCACCCGCACCAAAACGATTCCGGCGAGGCTGCGTATAACTAAACACATCCTCAAAGCCCCTAGGAGGATTCCCCCTAACATTCTTACCACGACGAATCGTACTCGCAGAATTAATCTGCCGAAGTTCCTCGCTGTACTCACCATAATGCTTCATCATCTTGCTCATCCTCCGACAATAACAACATACCACTCACCCAACCACCAGTATGTCAAAACTGTACATACAACTATGTAGACTCCTACACATACCACCATATTAGACGCTCATCAGTTACACTGTCACTACAACACGCCCCCGGACCGCTAAATCCGCTGCGTTACATCCTAACTCTGAGCCTATTCGTAGCAACTAGCGAGCCAAGCAGAACAATCCTGCCACTCCACTAGACGAACAGACACCACCCACAAGGGTGATCCCCGGAAACGGATAGGAATAGACTCATGCAGGGACATCAAGCATGTAAAACGGACGATGACTAGCCAAAACGCTAGGGAGGGAGGGGAGAATAATGCTACGAAACACACATTAAACGTGAACAACACGCAAAAAAAGACGATCAAACATCACCTAACCACACCAAACCACACAAAAACGCGACCCCACCACTACCAAAGTATCCCCACACAGATACAAACCAAGCACAAACACCACTTCAGAACAAAAACCATACCCACAAAAAAGAAAGCCTGCGTACGAGAGGCGCGCGCGAGCGCTGGGTGGGGTTGTCGCTCTTGTTATTTGGTTGGGCTGCGGATTAGCATGGAGTGTTCAGAGGGGAGCGGCACATTAGCAAACCGCAGACCGCGCGCGACACGCCGGACAGACCCGCCGGGGGTGTGGTCGGTGCCTGTTGTTGGTGTTGGGTTCGTGTCATGGGAGGGTGCTGGCGTCGCTGCTGTTGCGCGTTCGTGAAAGGCAGGTAACGCTATTCGGTTTGGGGGTGCGCGTTAGGGGCCGCGCTAGGCCCTTTAGAATCGTTACTATGTCGGCACAATGTGGGTCAAATAGGGGTGATTGTGACACGCTTGCAACACTTTTGACTTATGTCTGACATTAGTTTTCGTTATGTTGCGGGGGCCTTTGGGGGTGTGGATTGTGCGGCCTCTGCCGTGCGTTCTCCGGGCCTTGCGTTCGTGGCAGGGGAAGGGCTGCGGAATGGCTGAGAGGGCGAAAGCGAACACCTGTTCGATTTGTAAAATGTTTGTTTGTGTTGACTTTGTAACAACATAAGACTCAAATCTATGTTTAGGATGTGTCTACGTCCGATAGGGCGAACGTCCGGCGGTGTCGCAGTCAGTGGTATGGATCCCATGACCGCACCGGGGAGACGGAAAAGATACGGGGAGCAGCGAATCCCCGGCCCTATAGTTTCCTTCCTTCCTTAGCAATGATTGACCACGCTAGGCGGGCAGACTATCGGTACTCATACTGCCGACGGATACTGACCGCGCCTAGCCGATTCGCGCCACGATTCTGGTAGTGGCATTGCACGAACGGGGTCCGACTCCCCGGCGAATCGTCCGCCATCCGGCGGCACTAAGGAAGGGAACACCATGATCTTGAGTAGCACCTATCCCCATGCTGACAACAACCTCCGCGCGGCGCATTCTGCCGCATACGCCGCCGGTGATGCGCTGGGCAACTGCTGGGACGCGGAGTCTCAGGCCCGGAACACGGCAAAAGTAGAACTGCTTGCAACCTTACTAAATGGGATGCCACGCGAAGATACCGTAGAGGTACTGTTCAGTCTGATCGTCGCGGTCCAAGATTCCGCAACGCGGCCCCGATTAGGGGAGTAAACGCCGCTAGGCGGGGAGTCAAATCCCCGTCTGGCAATCCGGCAATCGCCGGTACTAAGGAAGGAAACACCATGAAAACAGTAAAGACAACGCGACGCACTAACCTCGCCCCCGTCATTACTCACGGCCTATCGTTTCGCAACAGCACCGGCAGTCTGTACGGATGCCCAGCGGACGCGGCCTACGGCCTACCCGGATGGCTATCCGGCGACGAACGCGAGACATGGCACAATCAGCGCGGCGACATGGACTATGTCATCGTCTCATACGGTACGCCAATCGCGTGGCGTACACCTAGCGGATGGTACACCGTAGAGCAGCGGTTCAGCGTTACCACGTCGCGGCACCAATCGCAGGTCCGGCAAGCCATCGCCGGGATCTAGCAGCGCAACACCGCTAGACAGTAGGATCAAACCTCTGTCTAGCCATCCGCCAATCGGCGGCACTAAGGAAGGAAACACCATGAATAAGACAGCCCACTCCGCTAACATCGCGCGGCTACTGGTAATGCGCGACACGTTGCGCGACATGGCGGGAACGTATGAAGACGCCGGGGTTTACACACTGGCATACGAAATACAACCCGCATGGGAGGCCGTCGAGGTCGCACTATTCGAGGCGGAATCCGTCCGCAGTATTTGGGAACCGCTTGTCTAACGCCACTGGGCAGGGAGTCAAATCCCTGCCCGGTTATCCGGCAACCGCCGGTCTAAGGAAGGAAACACCATGACACAACGCAGCGAAGAGATGGCTATCGCACTGCGAGTATCCTGCCCCAGCATCGCGCTGGGCAACGGGTTTGCATCCCACGCCTACCAACGCGCAGCGGTTATTGGGTACCTTGCACTAGCGGACCGATCCGGTATGCGCGATGTCGCAATGGGGTATCTCCGGGAGGCAATGCGGACGAATCTCAACTGGCAGACGACAACGCAGGCGCACTGGCGCACGAACGTTAGCCGCAGGCCGCAACGCGGACGACACCACGATTCGTGGCAACTGCGCGAAAAGTACGCGCGGGGTACCAATAACGACAGGATCTACGCGGACTATGCTCGCAACGTACGCAGTAGGTTTGGGCTGTAATCGGGGCGGCAGGGAGTCGAATCTCTGCCGCACCAATCCGGCAACCGCCGGTCTAAGGAAGGGAACACCACGATGGCAACGTACACCGTTCACCATGACTGCGGACACCAGTGGGTAGCCGTACCGATAGCCGCCTGTATCGGGAAAGATATTAGTAACTACTCTTACCGCGACCGATACACCGCGTACTTGGAAACAGACTCCGACGCCGCGCTAGTGGTCAACACTGACGACACGTTTACTAGCGTCATCCATGAGGGCGACTGTTTCATCCGCAACCTCGCACGATTCTAAACCACCGCTAGGCACAGGGGTCGAACCCTTGTCTAGCCATCCGGCAACCGCCGGTCTAAGGAAGGGAACACCATGAGTGAAACCGTAACCGCCACGATCATCATCGTCGGCAGCGGACTAGCCTTCGTCCCCGTAATCATCATCCTATGGGCGCGAATCTAGACACCCGTTAGAAATAACTCTAACGGAATCCTTACAACTACGACAACACCACCGCACAGGAATGCGGTATCGTAAGTAAGGATAAACGGTAGCACCCGCTACCAGAATGAAAGGAACACCATGAGTGCAGGAATCCTAGACAACGACCACGCGTTCTACGGAGGGCGAGAACCGGCATGGCACCGGCTCGGCACCGTGATCGACGCGGACGTTGTAACCGCAAAGGAAGCGATGGACTTGGCCCGTCTCAACTGGACCGTCGAGCAGCACGAAGTCCACGCGCACATCCCGACCGGCATGGACACGCCAGACCTGACCACGATCATCCCCGGCAAGGTAGCCAACGTCCGCATGGACACAGGCGAGGCGCTGGGAATCGTCGGCGGCAGGTACCATGTAGTGCAGAACTCCGAAGCCTTTGACTTTTTCGACGAGATCATCGGCAAGGGCGACGCGCACTACCACACGGCAGGCAGCCTCTACAATGGGCGGAAGATTTGGGCGCTCGCCCGACTAAACCGCGACATCTGTATCGGCGGCGACACCGACGAGAAGATCGACCCGTTCGTCACACTTGTCAACGGACATGACGGCAACACCGCAGTCAGCGTGTACACCACGCCGATCCGCGTCGTCTGCCAGAACACGTTGCAGTGGAGCATGGAAGGCACGAAGAACATGTGGAAGGGACGGCACACGCCGAGCATCACTGACAAGGCGCGCGACGCGCGTGACATGCTCGGGTTCAGCAACGCCTACTTCGACGAACTGCAAGCATTGGGCGACAGCCTGATCGTACAGAAGATCGACCGCGTATCGTTTCAGCGGATGCTAGACATGCTCGTGCCACTGCCCTTGCCGAAGGACGAGGACAGCACACGCGGATTGACCATCGCAGAGAACACGCGCGAGGCTATCCACATGGCATGGGACGTGGACAACCTCGCCAACGTGAAGTACACGAAATGGGGATTCGTCCAAGCAGTCGCAGAGTACGTTGACTGGGGCAAGAATCATCGCACCGACGAGAAGTTCCTAGACCAGAACGTACTAGGCGGAGCGACCGTACCAACGCTCAAGGATCGCAGCATCAAGGTGGCACTGACCGCCTAACCGGAACGGGGGACTGGGCAATACCGCTCAGTCCCCCACCAGAACGAAGGGAAACAAAATGAAAGTTACAAGTAACAGGGCCGTTGAGATTGCCCAAGGTATTACCGAGATGTACAACGCCGCAAGGCAATACGGCTTGTTCATACTGGCGGAGGGAAACGGCAGCGACGAAAGGTCGCAGTGGTTTACGATCCACGCGGGAGACACCGACAACATCGTGGATGTTTGCGACAGCGTAAGCACCTCGTTTGGCGGAGACTTCGGCACCCGGTCGGATTCGGAAATCGTGTACGCCACCGCCAACGCTCGGGGGTGGGACGTACAGAAAGATAACGATGGGCAACTCGTTATCTACACCAACACAGGGGACGGGTTCGCCGGAGAAGATAACGATGGCTGACATCTACTGGTACAGCCTTGCCGATGGATCGTTCGGCACATGCAAGGCGTGTGAGTTCATCATCATAGACGTGGATAAACTTACACCCGAGCAGGCGCGACACATCTACGAGGCTGACGTGGACGGAGACGAGCAGGAACTAGCAGACGCGCTCGTCGGGATTCAGTACGAACAGACAGGACTAACCGCACGACGAGAACGGAGCAGAGCATGAGCATCTGGGATGTAGAAGTAATCTACCCGGAGACGTACGCACGAATGACAGCGGCAGAGCGGGTTCGCCACAAGCAGATGGACGTATCGTGGAAGCGAGCAGCAGCACGATCCCGAGACTACCGCGAGCAAGGCAACCTAGACAAGTCATACGAATGGGAAGACCGGGCAAGCGAAGGGCGCGCCAACCTGTTCACCTACTGCAAGGACATAGATGGAAAGTACAAGTAAAAACATCGGGACCCTCTGGACAATCGAAGAGGCAGCACGAAACATGAAAGTAACCAAAGCCAAGATAGAGAAGGCTATCCGTATCAACACCCTACCCATCCGAACCCTCGGCAATCGCACCATGCTAGACCCTCACGACGTGAAGGCATGGTACGATCAACGCTAGAGGGACGGTCGGGTGTCCGTTCTGAGGCAACAGGTGATCCCTTCCCCACCTCCGCCTCCCCCTCTCCGACGCTTAGGTATCGGAGAGGGGTTCTCAATCTTTACA